AGCCCCCCCAGGAAACCGTCACGGTCGAGGGCTGTTCGGTGCAGCCCGGCGGGGGCAACGAGGACCGCCTGCACCGCGACAGCATCGGGGCCAGCTTCATCGTTTACGCGCCCCCTGGTGTCGCCGTAGGCGCTCTGGACCGGGTGCTGGTTGATAACTACCCCAGCCCGCTCCGCACGTCCGGAGAACCGCAACGGTGGCCGCACGGCCTCCTGGAGCACGTGGTGCTCAACCTGGTTGATTGGGAGGGCTAAGCCATGGCCACGAAAGTCCGGGTCGTATTGAATCCGGCAGGTATTGCCAACCTGCTGAAAACAGACCCGGGAATTGCCGCCGACTTGAAGGCACGTAGCGAGGCCATCAAAGACAAGGCAGATTCCGGGGTCCAGGGGCAGGGGCCGCACCATGCGGCGAATGTCTGGACAGGCAAGGACCGGCAGCGGGCCACTGTTCGCACCGTCAGCCGTGCGGCGAAGGTGGCCGAGGCCGAAGACCACAACCTGATGAAAGCGCTCGACGCGGGGCGGTCGCCGTGATTCTCGACGCCGACTGCGAGCAATTGGTCATTGACCACCTGGCGGCCACGTTGCCGCTGTACGGGATTACGGCACCGGTGGGCGACCGCACACCAGGCCAAGGCCAGGAAAGCGTCGTGGTGATCCGTACAGGCGGCACCAGGCGCGACCTGGTGACCGACCAGGCCCAGCTCACCATTGACGTACGGGCAGCGGACAACTCGCTGGCATTCAACATCATCAATCACGTGCGCGCCCTGCTCCTAGATCTGTGGGGCAGGCAATTGGCGGGCCACGCGGTCTATCAGGTGACCGAGCTTTCCGGGCCGTATTCCAATCCCACCAGCACCGACCTGCACCGCTATTCGCAGAGCTTCCTCGTCGCCGTCCGGTCTATCGAGGTCGTCGTCTAACCAATCAAAGGAGTTGCAAGACAATGGCTGTCAATTCTGACCTCGTGTATGTCGGTTCCCCAGACCGGGTGACCGGCTCGGTGCTCAATACCGACAAGGGGGCCGCCCTGCCCACCGATGCCTCGACCGCGCCCGCCGGGGCCACCTGGGACGACGCCGGGTACATCACCGAGGATGGCGTTACCCTTTCCGACGCCCAGACCTGGGTGGATATCAAAGACTGGGGCGGCGACACCGTGCGCCGGATCAAGTCCGAAAGTCAGGTCACCCTGACCACGGCATTCCTGGAAGTCAACGAGAATTCGGCCAAGGCCGCATTCGGCGAGAACAACGTGGACGCCACCGGCGGGAAAATCGCCATCAAGTTCAACGTCGCGGAGCCGAAGCGGAAGAGCTGGATTATCAACATGCTGGACGGCGACCGCTATCTGCGAATCGTCATTCCGGACGGCCAGGTCACCGACCGCGCCGACATGCAATTCACCCGGCAGGGCGCGGTCACCATTCCGGTCACCATCACCGCCTACCCGGACACCGATGGGAATGCGGTCTACCTGTACGCCGACGCGCCCGTGGTCGTTCCGTAAGCGAACGTCCGGGCCGGTAGCTCGCACGGGGACTACCGGCCCGGGCACTCCCTCCCCGTGAACCCGTGCACCGTAAGGAGAAAGCACCATGGCATCGAAGAACGCCACCATCGCCAGGCCCAAGAATCAGGGCAGCACCGGCCCCGGGAGCAGCGACCCATTCACGTACACGTGCGACGACGGCACCACGATCACCGTGGCCAGCCTGGCCAAGCCATTCAGCACCGCCGGTGAATTGCGAACCCACCGGAATGACTCGCCCATCACCCTGGCCTACTGGATCATTGAGCGCGACTGCACCCCGGAGCAGTTGGAGCACATTGACGCCATGACCATGGAGGAATTCAACGACAAGTTCTCCCGCGAATGGGCGCTGCACTCGGGCATTGACCTGGGGGAATAGTTGGCCTCCTGGGCCAGGACGGGGACACCTGGGACGCCCTGGAGGCCGACCTGTTGGAGGCCGGATTCGCCCTCGACGATTACCCGGCCAGGCTGAGCCTCCGGGGCATTCGCTCATTCATGTATTACGCCCGGGCCGGGTCGGCCTTGTGGCGGCTGGCGCACGGTGAGCGGGCCACCTGGGGGCACGCCGAGGAATTGCTGGCAAGCGTCCTAGAAACTCTGTGGGACGCCAATTGGCAGCGGGCAGGTAACCGCACCGCCCCCCGCCCGAAACCGTTGCAGCGGCCCGGCCAGGCACCACCACCGGGCACCCAGCACTTCGGCAGCGAACCGGTATCCATTGACGAGTTCCGCCGACGCATGGCAGAGAAAGGCGTTGCCTGATGGCCGAGCAGAACACCATCGCCACCGCGTATATCCAGCTCGTTCCATCGCTGGAAGGTGTCCAGGGTTCGGTCGGAAAGGCCCTGGGCGACAGCGGGGTTGACAAGCAAGCCGAGGACGCTGGCAAGAAGACCGGCGGCAAGTGGGGCAAGGCCATGGCCGTCGGGGCCGGGGCTGCCGTTGCTGGTGCAGCGGCAGCCGGTGCCGCCCTGGCCGGGCTGTACAAGATCGGGGCCACGTTTGACGACGTGGCCGATTCCATTCAGCTTGCCACCGGTAAGACCGGGGCCGAGCTGGAGGGAATGACCGATATCGCGAAGAAGATCGGCACCCAGGTGCCGGTTGAATTCGAGAAGATTGGCCCTGCCCTGGCCAACGTGAGCAACCGGCTGGGCCTCACCGGCGGCGACCTGGAAACGGTCACCAGCCAATTCCTGGCCCTGGGTGAGATCACCGGCAAAGAACTGAATATGGACCAGGCCACGGCCTCGTTCTCCGCCTTCGGCATCAAGGGCGCAGACGTTGCCGGGCAGATGGACAACCTATTCAAGATCAGCCAATCCACCGGCGTCGGAATTGACGACATCACCGGGGCCATCCAGAAGTCGGCCCCGGCCCTGCAACAGATGGGGTTCGGGTTCCAGGAGTCGGCCGCCCTGGTCGGCCAGCTCGACAAGGCGGGCCTCAATTCCCAGCAGGTGCTCGGTGGCATGGGCAAGGCCCTGGTCAGCCTGGCGAAAGACGGCGAACAGCCGCAAGAAGCGTTCAAACGGGTGCAGGGCGAAATCGGCAACCTGGTGGCATCCGGCGAGGACGCCAAGGCCATTGACCTGGCCAGCACCCTGTTCGGCACTAAGGGCGCTGTCCAATTCGTGGAGGCCACCAAGACCGGGGCCATCAACGTTGACGGAATGACTGCCGCGCTGGCCGACAACCAGACGACAATCCTTGGCGCGGCAGAGGATACGGCCGATTTCGCCGAGCAGTGGACCCTACTCAAGAATAAGGCCCTGGTCGCCCTGGAGCCCATGGGCACCGCTGTATTCAACGTCGCCGGAATGATCGGCGGCAAGCTGAATGACGCCTTTGATGCGGTGATGCCCTCAATCGAGGCCATTGTCAAGCTAATGGGCTCGGGCGATTTCGAGGGCGGGATATTCGGCCTGGAGGAAGACAGCCCCTTCATTGGCGGCCTGTTCGCCTTGCGTGACGCGGCGATCAGCGTGGGCGGTGCGGTGGGCGGTGGCCTTTCCGATGCCTTCAAACAGATCTGGCCGGTCATTCAGCAGGTGGGCGGCACCCTGGGCAAGGCCCTGGTGGACGTATTCAAGACCTTGTGGCCCGAGGTGCAGAAGCTGTTCCCGATTGTGCGCGACTTGATGCCCGTACTGAATCCGGTGCAATTCCTGTTCAAAGCGTTGCTCCCAATCCTGCCCCAGATCGCTGAGGTGGTGGGCCAACTCGCCCGGGTCATTGCCAACGTCCTGGCCAAGGCGCTGGAGGCCGTTGCTCCGCTGTTCCAGAAGGTCGTTGACGTAATCAACCGGCTCCTGCCATTCATTACCAACCTGGTGGCCAGCCTGTTGCCGCCCCTGATGTCGCTGTTCGAGGCCCTGGCCCCCCTGCTGGACTCGGTGCTGGCTGCCCTGTTGCCGGTGGTAGACACCATTATTGACCTGCTCATTCCGGCCATTGACGCGCTCATGCCAATCGTGGAAACCGTATTCGGGTTCATTGCGACCACAATTGGCAACGCCCTCACGGTATTCCACGGCCTGATTGACTTCGTGACCGGCATCTTTACCGGCGATTGGGAGAAGGTCTGGACCGGGGTCAAGGAGATATTCGGCGGAATCTGGGACCAGATTAAGAACATATTCGGCACCCTCTGGACCCTGATTGGCCAATTCTTTACGGACCTGGCCCCGGCCATCTGGAATATCGTTTCCGGGTTCGCGGCCAAGCTGGCCGAATGGGGCGGCCAATTCCTGGGCTGGCTCTGGGACGGCATCAAGGCCATGGGGTCCAATGTCTGGGCCTGGTTCAGTGAGCTGCCTGGTTATCTCTGGGGCGGCCTGCTGTCAATGGTGGGCTCCGCCGGTCAATGGATGTGGGAGCGCGGCAGCGAATTAATCGGTTGGATTAAGAATGGTATTGAGAATGGGGCACAAGCGATCTGGCAGTGGTTCCGCGACCTGCCGAATACGCTGTGGAGCATCATTCTTGGAATCAAGGACACGGTGCTCGGCTGGGGCGGGTCCGTGGTGGGCTGGATTGCCGAAGGTATTGCAGCGGCTGCCAGTAAGGTTGTCGATGCAATTGCCGGGCTGTTCGGTGGTATCTCATTCACCGACAACGGTGAATTGAAGGCCGAGAACGGGTATATCGCCGCTGTCGGCATGGGTGCAGGCGGTGGCGTGCTCGACGGTTACGCCCCAGGCGTGGACAACCAACTCACCCTGTTGTCGCCGGGCGAGGGCGTGCTGGTGCCCGAGGCCGTGCGAATGCTGGGCGCGGACTGGGTGTATGGAATCAACGAATACGCCCGCCGGGGCCGCAACGTTGGCGGCCGAATTCTGGGGTACGCCAACGGCGGAATCGTTGGCCACATGAAACAGCTCGGCACCGATATCACCGAGTACACGGCTGGGAAGATCAAGAAGGGCGACAAGACCGGTCTGGCCGGGCAGCTCGGGCAGGCCGTATTCAAGAACCTGATCAAGTCCGCGCTGGGCGGTGGCCTTTCGTTCAACGGCATTATTAACGTCGGTGGAATCGTGGCCCCGCTGCCCGA